GAAATACACACCATGACAGATACCACCAACAACAGCACCTTTAGATTAGGCAAAGCAATTACCAGTAACATTGCAACAGGCACAGTGGCAAGATTGCGCAACACAGACCTAAGTTATGTTATAGCCCGCACATCAAATCTTGCTATACAATTAGCAAACACACTAAGTTACTTGGGTAGTGCTGATACAGCATACCAACACTATGTTGACAGTGGCATTGCTGACATTGCTGGCGATTTTACCTTAACGTCAGCAACCCCACTGAACGAAAGAAAGTTGTACGCAACAGTTGAGGACTTAACTAATGTCGCAATAAAAACAACACAGGTTGTACAAAGTGCGCTGTTTAGCAACGTTGAAGGATTAGCAAAGCTCAGGGCTATAGACTCTGCAGGAGCAAATATTAATATTCTTGATTCAAGATTAACAAATGTTTATACATCAGTTATAACTTCTAAGGTTAAAGAATGGAAACAAAAAGCAGATGTTATAGTAGACGGCCAAGGTAGACCAGGATCGCTATTTTATAATGCTGGCAAATATGCTTTTAATACATTAGGATCAGGGGTAGTTATTTCTAACAGTTAAATGGAGTAAATATATACATGGCTATAAGATATAATGGTTTTAGTACCGTAGGTAGAATTAAAAAGTTCCACCTGACCGACTTCGAATTGGTTAGACAGGACTTGATAAATCACTTTAACATACGAAAAGGTCAGAAACTAATGAGCCCAGATTTCGGTACGATAATTTGGGGGCTTCTTTATGAGCCGATGACTGCGGATCTAAAAGCAACTCTAGTAGATGATGTTACCCGCATTGTGAAATACGACCCTAGATTACGTGCAGATAGGGTAGTTATAAACGAATTTGAACAAGGTCTCAAAGTAGACATTGAACTAACGTTCCTCCCTGGAAACTTCTCATCTAGTCTCCAGTTAGCATTTAACTCGAACAGCAAACAAGTAGCCGTAGTATAATAGTAGCACATTTTAAATGCCATAAATACTGAATAACAGGTATTTAATGGACATATGGCTACTACTACAAGACAAACCAGTTTATTAGTTCAACAAGATTGGACTAAAATTTATCAGACATTCAAGGACGCTAACTTTCAAAGTTTTGACTTTGAAACTATACGCAAGAGCATGATTGAGTACTTGCGTACTTACTATCCTGAAGATTTTAACGACTTTACTGAATCAAGTGAATACATTGCACTTATTGATTTAATTGCATTCTTAGGTCAAGGTTTAGCATTTAGAACAGACTTAAATGCTAGAGAAAACTTCTTAGATACAGCAGAGCGCAGAGACAGTATTCTTAAACTGGCCAAGTTAATCAGTTATAACCCGAAGCGTAATATACCTGCCAGTGGCTTTATAAAATTCCAAAGTATTTCAACCAGCGAAAGAGTTTTTGACAGTGAAGGCAATAACCTCGCAAACACTATTATTAACTGGAACGACAGTACTAACGAAAATTGGCTAGAACAATTTACTGCTGTGCTTAATGCTTCGTTGTTAACTACCCAATCTATAGGCAAACCTGGAGCAACAAAAACACTGAATGGTATCAAAACTGATGAGTATACTGTAAAAATGTTAAACAACATTGTTCCAGTCAAGTCGTTCAATACCAGCATATCGGGTATTACTACAAGATTTGAAGTTGCAAGTGCATCAACCGCAGACTATAATTATGTCTACGAAAAAGACCCACAGCCTAACGGTATTTTTAATTTCCTATACAAGAATGACAATCAAGGTAATGCATCAAACAATACTGGATATTTCTTTTACTTTAAACAGGGCGAATTACTAAATTTAGATTTTAATGTTAGTGAAAGTTTACCTAATCGTGTTGTAAATGTAAACTTTAATAACATTAACAACAATGACGTATGGTTGTATGGATTAGACGCCAACGGTAATATTGACACAGAATGGACTAAAGTGCCAGCAGTCAATGGTATTAATGTTATATACAACAATACCGCAGAAAGAAATCTTTACAGCGTAGGCACACGAGCAAATGATCAAATTGACTTAGTGTTCGGAGATGGGTCATTCACAAACATTCCAGATGGTAATTTTAGATTGTACTACAGATTGTCAAACAATCAAACATATAAAATTACACCAGAGGAAATGAGCTCCATTAACGTTAGCATTCCTTATCGTAGTAAAACAGGACGTACTGAAACGTTAACAGTTCGTGCTAGTTTACAATATACAGTTACCAATGCAACCAGTCGCGAATCACTTGACGAAATTAGAACAAAAGCACCACAGCAGTATTATACACAGAATCGCATGGTATCGGGCGAGGACTATAATGTCTTACCGTATACCACTTTTAGTACTATACTCAAAGCCAAGGCTGTTAATAGAAGCAGTTCAGGCATAAGCAGATATTTAGATGTAGTAGATGCAACAGGCAAATACTCAAGTACAAACATTTTTGCTGAAGATGGCGAAATCTACAAAGAAGACGTATCTACTACAGCAGTTACATTCCAGTTTACCAGTAGGAGTGAAGTAAGCAACTTAGTGCAAACTTCGATACAAGATCTTATTTCGCAGTCAGATGTAAAGCATCTGTACTATAGAACAGCAACACGCCAAACACCAACAGCAACTTGGACACAGGTTACTAACAGTAGTGGGCGCAGTACTGGTACATTTAGTTCTGACAGTTATGTGTTCTTAACACAAGGAGCTCTTGTGAAGTTTGATGCTCCGTCAGGCAAATATTTTAATGCACAAAATCAACTGGTTACAGGAACTCCCACAACAGAGTTTCAGCGCACCAGTATATGGGCAAGTATAATCAGTTACCCCACTCCGGGAGTAGGCAATGCTATACTAAGTGTGGTGGTCCCAAGTACTGCTATAGTAGCAGAAGTGATTCCGGTGTTTGAAAATTCATGGCCATCAACACTTATTACTACTATTATTGATAATATATTAAGTTACAAAACATTTGCTCTACGTTACGATGTAAGCGAGATGGAGTGGAAAATTGTTACCGAAGCAAACATCGGTACTGGCGAGTTCAGTTTAACTAATGCTGGAAATACTACAGGAACTAATTTAGATAATAGTTGGTTCTTGAAATTAAGTTATGATAATCAAGAATACACTGTAGTCAGCAGAGGAACAAAGTACTTTTTCCAAAGTGTAAGGGAAACACGTTTTTACTTTAACCCAGATGCAAAAGTATACGACTCAAGAACGGCAACTACACTTATTGACGAGATAAAGATATTAAGAACCAATACAGAGCCTGACAGCTCAGACAGTATTTTCTATCCGCAGTCCTGGAAAATTGATAATCGTGTTATTGCTAGTGACGGTACTGAAGACAATAGAAAAATACTAGTTACATTCTTAGACGAAAATCTAGACGGCGTGCCAGACGACCCGGATTTGTTTACCACGTTTGTTGCTCCCACAGTTAACCCACAGAACAAGTATATATTCTTTGTACAGTCTCAAGATAACGTAAACTTCTTGCAGTATGATCCTGTAACAAGAACTGACATAGTGTCCAGCTACGCAACTGAAAGTGATGTATTAAACAACATATCTTTGTACGCAATTGATACAATTTTTTATGCATACACAGATGATAAGTTTTTCCAATCCAGTGGCACAGCACTAACACAATTAACAAACTATATTGCCAGAGTCGGTAGAGAGCAGATTTCGTTCCAGTACAAGCATAACAGCCCGAATAACAATAGAATAGACCCCAGCCCAAATAATCTAATAGATTTGTATATATTAACTAAAGCGTACAGTGATGACTATACTGCATACGTTACAGATACAACATCGACACTAACTGAGCCAGTTGCACCAACTAGCGAAGATTTACAAATAGATTACAGTACTATTGAAAACCTCAAAACCGTAAGTGACAGTTTGATATATAATGCCGCAAAGTTTAAACCTTTATTCGGAAGCAAAGCCGAATCAGCATTGCGAGCTACGTTTAAAGTAGTCAAGAATCCAAGTTCTAATGTAAGTGATAACGAAGTTAAGAGCTTAGTGATTGATTCTATTAACACTTACTTTGATATCAACAATTGGGACTTCGGCGAAACATTTTACTTCAGTGAGCTAAGTGCATATTTGCATAGCGAACTAACACCAACAGTAAGCAGTATCA